ATGATGAAGTGGGCAGGTCTTAATTTAGATGAAAGAGATAAAGTTAAGAAACACTTTGACGCATTTAATGAAAATGAAAAAGGTGACCGTAATGAGTTTGTAATGCACGGTATGAACATGGCAGGTAAAATTAGTATCATTAGAAGATACGAAGATAAACCTGAAGCATACAAAGTTATGAAAAAAGAAATAGACCATTCAGATTGCAATATTAGTTGGGTACATGATGGTGATAAAGCAACATGTGTACAACAATGGACAAGAGATAAAACAGAATTTAAAAAAGATAGAGGTTGGGCTGCCGGTCCTACAAGTGCTTTTATAGCATTGGTAGAAGAACAACCGGATGAAATCTATATGATAGGCCATGATTTGAGAAGTAATACAAATACGGTAAATAACCTATTTGCTGGTACTAGACATTATGTGGCAAAAGAAAACTCACCAACTCCTGGTGTAAATTGGGAGCAACAATGGTGTAATCTAATTAAAGAATTTCCTAAAACCAAATTCTACAAGGTCAATCCAAACGCTGATAGGGGTCCAGATAATGTGTCCCAACCGATTGAATTGTGGAATAGATTTAAGGACAAACAGCTTTATTATATCGACTATCCTGAATTGCAGGCCAAATTAGGCTTGCCTTTAGGTGAAAATAGTGTATAATAGAAAACAATATGCGTAACAAATATAAAATTGCAAGTTTATATTTCTTTCTGGCTGAACATAGCTTAAGAGGGCTAAAGGCATGGACGAGGAGGGTTATGGCCGAATGGCTGAAGACACCTCGTTTAGTTTTGAGTAGGGACCAATCTTTCATAGACATTGGACTCTTCCTGGAAGAATGTGGGTGCGTTCCAACAAATCCCACGGAAGACGCATATTTTTATAAAGTGAACTTGCAAAGTGTTATAAATAATAGTGTCGATTAAAACAGACAATACGAAAACAACAATACGAAAATACAATTAGGAGAATAATATGGATTTCGAATCATTAAAGACCTCGTCAAGTAACTTTGACAAATTAACTAAAGCTCTGGAACAAAATCTTAAACCAGAGGACCAATCAAACAAAAACAAATACCAAGACGATAGACTCTGGAAAATTGAGATGGATAAAACTGGTAACGGCTATGCTGTTATTCGTTTCTTACCTGCCTCAAACGGTGAAGATATGCCGTGGCAGAGAGTATGGTCACATGCCTTCCAAGATAAAGGTGGTTGGTATATTGAAAACAGTTTGACTACACTTGGTCAAAAGGATCCTGTATCAGAGGAAAACACAAGATTGTGGAATACTGGTGTGGATTCTGATAAAGAGATTGCTAGAAAGCGTAAGAGAAAGTTATCTTACTACGCTAATATTCTAGTGGTGAGCGACCCAAAACATCCTGAGAATGAGGGTAGAGTTGCGTTATTTAAATTCGGTAAGAAAATCTTTGATAAGATTACTGAAGCAATGCAACCAGCATTTGAAGATGAACAACCTATCAACCCATTTGATTTCTGGAAAGGTGCAAACTTTAAACTGAAATTGAGAAAAGTTGATGGTTATTGGAACTACGATAAATCCGAGTTTGAGGGTGTATCTCCAATCAAAAGCAATGATGACGAAATCAAAGCTATTTGGGAGAAACAATATCCTCTAAAACCTTTCGTTGCTGCTGATAATTTTAAGACCTATGACGAACTCAAAGAGAAACTGAATAGGGTAATTTCAGGAGCACGAAGCACAGATACAGTTGAAATGGCAGACCTCCCGCCTGCTCAATCGGCTGCACCTGTGAAAAGTGCTGAAGTAGCTCAACCAAAAGCTAGTGAAATGGCGGAAGCCGTAGTCGGTGACGAAGACGATACACTTGACTATTTTAGTAAATTAGCTGAGGAAGAGTAAATCTCTCCGCTTTAGATACTTTGCCCACCGATAGCAATATCGGTGGGTTTTTTATTGGAAAGCTATATAAATAGTAGTATGGCTAAAACTATATTTGACCCATTAAAGGATTTGCAAGGCGGACAACAGCGTGCCACTACATGGTATCGTAATGCTGTGTCTTTGATTGCAGATAGAACTTCACAAACAAGGTTAATGAGAGAAGGCCGTATCAATGGCCAACCAAGTGCTGGTCGTATGAACTTCTTTGTTTATGACCCAAAGTACAAAAAAACATTACCTTTTTACGATACATTTCCATTAGTTTTACCATTAGAACCTATCAAAGGTGGTTTTATGGGATTAAACTTTCATTATTTACCATACCCATTGAGATTTAGATTACTTGAGCGTATGCAAAAGTTTGCTAATAATAATCAATTTGATAGTAGCACAAAACTTGAAGCGTCATATGGTGATGTTGCAAGTATAAACCTAATCAGACCAGCAATAAAAAAATATCTGTATAAACAATGTAAGACAGGATTTAGAAGAATTGATGTAGATGAAATGGCAATTGCAGTATATTTACCAGTAGCTAACTTTAAGAAAAGAAGTATTGGCTCTGTGTTTGCTGATAGTAGGAGAAAAATATAATGGACAGAGATAGAACAAAACAAATAACTGAACACGCAAAAGAAGTGTACAGAAAAAAACAAGAATTAAATTTAACAAGAAATCTACGAAAAGAAGTAGAGGTCGGCGCCAATGGTACACAAAAATATGTTATCAAATCAGGTGTTAATAAAGGCAAGGTACTATAATGGCAAAACAAAAACTAGGTGACCCTACAGATTACAGTTACAGAGTAAAGAAAGTAACAAAAATAGTAGATGGTGATACAATTGATGTATTATTAGATATGGGATTTGACATTCTATATCAACAAAGAGTAAGACTATTTGGTATTGACACTCCAGAAAGTAGAACAAGAGATAAAGAAGAAAAGAAGTATGGTTTATTGTCTAAATACTTCCTGAAAGACGCATTATCAAATGGTAAAAAGATTACTATTAAAACTTACAAAGGTGACGAAACAGGTAAGTTTGGCAGAATACTTGGTGATGTGTGGATTGACGGTAAGTCAGTAAATCAAACAATGTGTGATAAAGGTTATGCAGTACCATATTATGGACAGAATAAAGAGTTAGTTGAAGAAGCACATTTAAAAAACAGAAAAAGATTAGCTAACAAGGTAAAATAAATGGCAATTTTAAGAGGCGGTAGAAGAATAGGTGGATTTGACATTCGACTAGGTATTCCTAGAGATAAGTCATTGAATGATGTACAAGGCGATAAGAGATTAGGCCGTACAATGGGACCTAATCCTGAATCCTTTATTGGTCGTGTCATGGCTACGATTGCTGAGGGCGAAGGCTTTGCAAGACCAACTAGGTTTATGTGTGATTTTATTTTACCAAAAGGTGTTGACGGTGGTTCAGCACAAGGACCTGGTGGTAGTCAAGGTGTAACAAGAACTGCTGAAACACAAAGAACTACACTTACAAATGAACTTACAGTAGGTAATAAAATACAAAGAGGTTTAAGAGCATACATTGATAGTGTAGATATGCCAGGTAGAAACCTTGATACAACAGATTTAAAAATATACGGACCAAGAAGACAAATTGTGAACGGCCATAGTTTTAGTGGTGAGATTACAATGTCAATATATTGTGACAAATATTTAAGACAAAGAAGTTTCTTTGAGATGTGGCAAAAAGCTGCATTTGACCAAGGCACCAATAATGTACACTTTTATGATGAGTACACAGGTGGTTTGAGAATTTATCAATTAGGTGCATTTGCTGGAAACGCAGATAGAGATAGAATATGTTATGGTGTGGAATTGTATGAAGTATTTCCAAAAACAATTAGTGCTGTATCATATGGCCATGGTCAAGTAGATGAGATACAAAAGATTTCTGTTACTTTAGCATTTAAAAACTGGATTAACTTGACAATGGATAAAACTGGTACATATACTACTGGTTCATCTTATGGCAAGCCAGCAGTAATAAGAGCTGAAGACAACAGTTTTTTTGGTGGTTTACTAAACAAACTTCCGCCTGAATTAAAAAGAGCGGGTAGAGATGTAGTAAATACCATTAAACAAAGAGTCCCTATTGGGGCGGTGACAGGTGGGAAAGTATTTCCACCGTTATTTTAATTAAAAGAGGAGTAAATTATGGCGTTACCATTAGCCAATGTGGCAAAGTATGAATTGACTTTACCATCACAACAAAAGGTCATCCATTATAGACCTTTCCTTGTAAAAGAGGAAAAAATATTATTAATGGCGATGGAATCCGGTGAATCAAAAGAGATGTTATCGGCCATTAAAGAGATAGTTAAGTCATGTACTTTCGGTGAAATGATTGCTGAAGAGCATCCAATGTTTGATATCGAATATGTATTTTTACAAATTCGTGCTAAGTCAGTAGGTGAAATAGCAAAGCTTAAGATTTTATGTCCAGATGATGGCGAAACTTATGCAGATGTAGAAGTTGATTTAAATAAAATTGAGGTATTTGTAGATGATGACCATGAAACAAATATTTTAATTGATGAAGATAGAAAGTTAGGTGTTACTATGAAGTATCCTTCATTAAAGGATATTGACGGCGAATCACTTACAGGTGAAATTAACATTGCTCAAACTTATAAGATGATTGAGAACTCTATTGAAAGTATCTACGAGGGCGAACAAGTGCATTTGTCTAAAGATATTGAGAGAAAAGAATTAACAGAGTTTTTAGATAATTTATCGGCAGACCAGATGAAAAAGTTAACCACTTTTTACAATACTATGCCGAGGTTAGAACATAAAGTACAAGTGACTAATCCAAAGACAAAAGTTGAGTCTGAGGTTACATTAAAGGGACTAGCAAGTTTTTTCGTATAGCCCTCTCACATGATTCGTTAACGAATTATTTTGAAACGAACTT